TTATACAAGAGCGCATCGATCCTATTGATATGGTGTATTCTCAAACTAAAGACCCTTATTTTAAAGACTGTGTTTACAAAGGACACGTAAAACAAGTTTTAGTAAGTGATATTTTTATTGAATACCCCGAATTACTAAATACAGAATATCAAGACGTAAAAGAAGAGATTGTTGCTTCCGGAAAATCGTGGACGCAATCGCATAACTTATCATCTGCTAGTAATTTAAAAGGAACAACTAATGTTTTGTATTTCACTTACAAAACTTTCCGTGAACGTGCTAGTAAGGTAAGAAGAAAAGCAAATGGTGAAGTTATTATTGATGATGCCGATGAATTTTTTGACGAAAGTAAAGCGGTAAACAAAAAAGACAAATACACGCGTTCCTCTGTAGTCGAAGAAGTGCTATTTGAAGGCGCGATGGTTTTAGGAACGACTATTTTATTAAAATGGGAATTAGCAAAATCCATGTCTCGCCCGAAGTCAAATACTCAAAAAGTATGCGATCAATACAATGGAGTTGCTCCTAACTTTCAAGATGGTATAATTTCTAGTTTAGTATCTCGAATGATGCCTATTGAGGACAACCGTAATGTAACCGAATTAAAAGCAGAACAAATCATTCAAGGAATTACACCCGATGGTATTGCGATTGATTTAGATGCTCTTGCGGAAGTTGATTTAGGAGATGGTAAAATGCAAACCGTACAACAATCACTAAATATGTACCTGCAAAAAGGAAGTTATTTATACCGTTCCTCTACTCTTGGCGGAGAGTATAATAATTCTCAAAAACCGTTTCAAGAAATTAAAACAGGAGACAGTATAAATAAATTAACGGCTCTTAGAAACGAAAATAACTTCTATGTAATGCAGTTAACAGAAGTAGTAGGACTAAACAAAGCAAGTGACGCATCTAATCCGGATAAAGACACGCTTGTAGGAGTACAGAAACTTGCCGCTTACAACTCTAATTTAGCCACAAGACACATACTAGATGCTGCGGGATATATTTGCTTAAAAACGGCTGAAACTACAAGTTATGCTATTTCTGATATTTTGAAGTACTACCCTAGTTTAAAAGAGGATTTAATTAGAAAGATAGGTGCTACTGCCGTCGAAGATTTAGATTATGTAAAAGACCTTCATTTAAGTGATTTTGCTATTTTCTTCGAATTGGAAATGGACGATGAAGAGCGTGCTGAATTAAACCAAGACATGAGTATCGCAGTAGAGAAAGGCTACATCGGATTAGAAGATAAATACAAGATACGAAACATTAAAATCCTTGATTTAGCCATTCAGTACTTGACTATTCTTGTTAAAAAACGAGCTAAAATCATTCAAGAGCAAGAAGCACAAAAATTTAAAACACAAGCTGACGAAAACATTAGAGCCGCAACCGAAGCAGAGAAAGCAAGACAAGCCACGGCTCAAATGCAAGGACAAATAGACGCGATGAAACAACAAGCAATCGCTGAAGGTGAAATCGCTAAAGAGAAAGCAAGAGGCGAGCAAGACAGGCTTACTGAAGTATTAAAATCTAAGAATAAAATTGACTGGCAATATGTCGTTAATGCTGGAATGATGGGTAAAAACGAAGTTATAGAGCAGAACAAAGACGCAAGACAAGCAGATGCAGCCACTAATACAAGCCGTATTGCTGACCAAAAAGCCAAAGACAAAGACCCAATCGATTTTGCTGCCGAAAAAGCAGAAATGGAAGCATTTGAAGAATAGACAACAACAATAACAACACTTAAAACAAAACAAAATGGCAATCGATCCTAAAAAAACAATGGTAAAAGTTAAGAAGTCAATGCTAACTGACGAAGAAATTGCAGCAGCAAAATCAAATCGTATTGAAAAAACAGGAGCGTTTACTATCCAGCAAAAGAAAATGCAGGCAAATGCAGACACTAAAGACGGTAAAAAATACACGGAAAATGCGCAAGGAATTAAAATAAATAGTAATTCTTTAAAAGCAGACGCTACTGAATTTAGTAGAAAAACAATAAAATTTGGAGATGATTACGATGGAACAACTAGAATTATGTCTTCTGACGGTAAATCAGTTCGTTATGAAGGACGTAATTACACGAAAGCCACTAAGGATGCTATTGTGGCCAACGACAAAGAAATAAAAGACATCAATAGTAAAAGAGACTACAACGCAAATAACTACAATAGACAGTCAGGAGCTAAAAAAGACTTGAACGATAAAGACAAGGAGTCTTTAGTTAAACTATCTAAAGCAGTAAGAACATAGTATAAACAATTAATACAGAACCGTTTTGCAAAAATAAAAGACGACAACAAACGTTTACAAACGTTTATTTAGTACTTTTGTACAAAGTTTAATTAAATCAAATCAAAAATATGAATGAAGAGATAGAAAATATCGAACAAGAGGAAGTGCCTGCAACGGAAGAATCTAACGATAGTGGAATTTCTTTTTCTGTAGAAAGCAATGCTAATAGCACGGAGGAAGAACAAGTAATTGAACAAGCTCCTGTAGAGGAACAAGAAGAAATTATAGAGGAAGCTCCTGAGAATGAAGTTGCAGAAGAAGACGAAGACGATGAATATGTTTCTGTAGAGTTGACAGAAGACATCGCATGGAGGATGTTAAAGGACAAGAAGGGATTGTCTCAGGAAAACTTTGAAGAACTTTTAACTCCAAAAGAACAAAAGAAATATGCTCCTGAGATGGAGAAATTTAATGAGTTCATTGAAAAGACGGGGAACAAGAGTTTTAACGATTACCTGGAAACACAGAAAGATTGGAGTGCGGAAACAGAAGATTCTCAACTAAGAAATTATTTAAAACTCTCTAATCCTGAATTAACAGACAAGCAGGTAAACAGGCTTTACGACAAGAATTATAATACAGAAGGACTTGACGAAGAGGACGACGAAGACGAAATCCTTGATAGACAAATAGCAACAAAAAACGATTTAAAGAAAGCTACTGAGTTTTTCAATAAACGAAAAGAGGAATTTAATGCCGTTGGAGGGTCTGACGAGTATATCCCGATTGAGTACAGAGATGCAAAGCAACTTTTAGAAGATCAAATTAAACAAGAGGAAGCGTTTACGGTTACGCGCGACTCTCGAAGAAATGATTTTACTTCGAAAACAGAAAGCTTACTAAATGACAACTTCAAAGGGTTTGAAGTGAGTTATGGCAATGAGAAGGACGGATTCATAGATGTTTTGGTTAAACCCGAAAACATCAAAGAGGTAAGAGATTTTCAGATGGAGCAGAATAACCTAAACAAATTATTTTTTGACGAAGAGACAGGTACTTTGAAAGATCCGCAAGGATACCATAAAGCAATGTATATGGCTAGAAATTATCAGTCGGAATTGAATAAAGCGAGAATGGCAGGAAGAGCCGAGCAACTTGACATCAACGACAAACTTTCTAAGAACATACAACCTGATAACATGAGAACCGTATCTAACAACGTTAGCGCTGGTATTACCTTCTCTAAAGAGTAATAAAATCTTGTTTTTGAATATCATTTTCTAACGATTACAAAAACAAAACAAAATGGGAGCAATTGCTACAACACCCGCAGTAAGATATACGCCAAGTGCGACTAAGATTCCTACTGCCGCGAATTATTTAGATTTAGCTGATATGGACTACACCAAGCATCAAATGCCTGATTTAGACAAACAGCTTCATGACCGTTATGGAAGCCAAATGTTTGAAGGTTTCCTTGACAAAACAGGACGTAAAATCCCTTATTCTAGTGATGTTATCACTTGGACTGAAGAGGATAGATTAACTCAACTTGCTACAGGAGTTGCTCGTACTGCAGATGTATTTACATTAGCAGGACACACTTTTAGAGTAGGTGAAGTTATCAAAGCATTTTTACCTGATGGAAGCGTTGCATTACGTGGACGTATTTCTGCTACTACTAGCACAACTTTTACTGCTTCTTGTGGAGCTGCTGCAGGTTGGGTTGCTTTAGGAGCTACAGGTATCTCTGTTTTTGCTGACATTTCTGAATTCTTAAAAGGTACTGCAGGAATGCAAGAATCTTTAAATACTCAATACCAACAATACACGACTAGAGGTTCTATCACTAAAGAGATGGTTTCTGATAACAGAACAAACATGACTCAAATCTCTTGGTTAAAAGCGACTGATAACGCAAGTGGAAGCACTTTAGGTTATATCTGGTATGATGTAAACAAAAACAACACTGAGAAAAGATTCCGTAACAAAAGAGAATCAGCTCACATGGACTCTGAAAACTGGTCAGGTGATTTATTAGCCGCAGGTTACAAAGGACGTCAAGGTTTGATTTCTGCTTGTGGAGAAGGAAATATTTTTGCAGGAACTATCTCTGATAGAGCATCTGCTGAAAACTTGGTTAACCGTTTAGAGAAACAAGGTCAATTGAGAGACAATATCATCTATGGTACTGTAGCTTTCTGTTTTGCACAAGATGCTTTCTTAGCTTCTACAAATACAGTAGGTTTATCTTATGGAGCTTTCCAGAATGACGGTAAAATGGCGTTGGATTTATCTTTTAAAGGATACTCAATCGGTGGTTATGAGTTTAACTACTCTGCTTTACAGTACTTGAAAGAGGCTACAGGACAAGGAGCTATGAACGGTATCACTAAAATCAATGGATTCTTACTTCCATCTGCTTCTCAATCTGTAGTTGACCCAATGATGGGAACTACTTCTGTGAAGCCAATGATTCACGTAAGAAATAGAGCTTATGGCGCTATGAACCGTGACTATGAGGTGGTTGTAAGAGACTGGAAGGAAGGTACTGCGTTGACTGATACTATTACTACTGAGTTCCAATCGGAGCAGGCTTTAGTCGTGATCGGTAGAAATAACACTGTTTTATTTAGGGGTTAAGAGGGTAATTTAGTTTAAAACCCACTCATTACGAGTGGGTTTTTTTATATATGTTTCCATCTATTTCTAGCTAATATCTTATAAATAGCAGGTAAATTAACATTGTATATTTTACTTATTTCTGTTGGAGTCAAACTACTTGCCCTAATTTCCAGAACATCTTTTTCATTCAATATAGAATTACCGTTAGTTTCCCCATTCATAGGTTTTGACAATCCTGTATCCCAAGCATGACGAATATTTTCTTTACTTGTATTCCATTCTAAGGATTCTACGGTGTTGTCGTCTTTTCCATTTAAATGATTTACTTGCGGTTTATTTTCTGGATTTGGGATAAAAGCGATGGCAACTAATCTACTTGTTTTAAAATCTTTATTTATACCGTTTATCGTTAAGCATACAAAAATATAATCATTAGCTTTTTTTGTCGAATTAATTATTTTATTAGTTACGTTTTTACGGTGCATAATTCGTTTTACGCGTCCTTTATTACTCACTAGATAAATACCTTCATATCCTAAAATATCTTTCCATATTTCCCCTTCTAAGTCAGGTACGTGCGCTACTGGTCTTGCTTTTTGTATGCTCTCGCATTGTTTACAAATAGATTTCCTTTGACTGTTTCGTGTTCTTCGAATATAGAAATTATCTACTTCTTTTACCACACTACATCTTGTACATGTTTTTATTTCCATTTCTATTTAGATATAATTAGGATAAAATTTCCTCTAAATCTAGCCCATATTCGTTTTGTAGTATATCAGCAAACATTCCATTAGTGTACCACTCTAAAACTATTTTCTCTACCTGCTCCTGATTAATACCTAGTTTTTCAATAATAGAAACTTCAAATTCTTCTTCCATGTTTTTTATATTTTAAATTAAAAAAGCACCCGTTTATAGGGTGCTTTTAGTTGTTGTATTGTTACGTGCTACTTCACACGCTGCTTAGTTTTGGTTTAACCTAAATAAATAGATTACTCTCGCATTAAGTGGATAAAAATTTAAACAACTTCTCAGGGCGGTTTTAATTACTCACTATTTAGAATCACAAATTTAGTGAAGTTGTTTCACATTAAAGCTATCTATTTCACATTTAGTTGGTATTAAACGTTTGTTGTCGTTTAATGCGTATCTTTGCTTTAATTATTTATTAAAATTAAATCAAATAAAAATGAGCGAAACAGCTAAACCACACCACTTCTCTAAAGAGGGAAGAGAGTTAAAAGCACAAGAAGATGCTTTAAAAGAATCAGGCCAAGCGCCGAACGTCGAAAAGCAAGATTTACCTGAATCGAAAGAAGCGTCAATCCCATTATCTCAAATAGAGGCGATGTTTGCTAAAATGCTGGCCGAGAGGGAAAAGACCGCTACACCTACTCCACAACCTTCTGTACAATATTATCAAGCAAAGAGTGAAAACGTTATTGACGATATTCCTGAATTAAAAAACTGGGAGATGAAAGACCGTCAATATGAGTTATGCGATGGGTCGAAACCAATTAGTTGTTCTATTCCAAATAAGCACACAGACTTAATACCGTTGCAATACACGAATAAGGAGACAAAAAAGGTACATATCATGCGTTATGCGACCAACCAAACTTCTTTTTTTGTTGAAAATCAGAGTAAGGAATTAGGTTCTGTATTAGTTTCAGAGATTATCTTTGCTTTTGGTCGATTAAATACTACTGCTAATGATATTAATCTGCAGCAATTCCTTGCAATCCATCAGTACAAAGACAAGTTATTTAGAGAATACGACCCTACTGCGGCATCTCGTAAAATTGTTACAGATAAGAAACTGAAACACAAAGCAGAATCGATGATGTATGATAATTCAGAAGTACTCAATAGAGCCATTGCATCAGTGTTATGTGAGGACTATGTGCCTACATGGGAAGAGGATATTTTATTTGAGCGACTTTTGTCGGAAATCGACAAAGATGTAGTCAAGTTCACTAAGTTATCTGCTGATCCACAATTAAAGATGAAAGGAATTATCAAGAGCGCTCTTGCCAAAGGGGACTTAGTGTATTCTAACTATCGTTTTATGAATAAAAACAAAGAAGTGATACTAGAAGTAAGTAGAAACGATAACGAGCTTGACGCCATGGTTAAATACTTTGAGTCTGGAGAAGGTCGTGCTTTCTATGAGTTTTTACAAAACTAGAGAATTGAACTTTTAGCGCATACCATAAGAACTGCCTTAAAGTCTTTTTTTTTAAACCCGTGACGATTTGTCACGGGTTTTTAATTTCTATTTTACTCGGTATTAAACGTTTGTTGTCGAATATTTTATATCTTTGTAATAAATAATTTAACTATGTTTTCAATCAACAAGGCTAGGAATTTAGTGCTATACATACTAGAGAAAGACAACCGCGGATTTATTACCCCTGCGGCATTCGATGCTTTTGCTGATTTAGCACAGAGAGATTTATTCGAAAACCTGTTTTACCGCTATAATAAGTGGGTAAATAACGATACAAAAGGGTTTACAAATACTGAATTTGGCGATTTAGCTCACAACTTAAAAGAGCAAATTGATGTTTTTTCGACCTACAGTACTCCGGCAAATTTTACATTTAACGATACTACAAAAGTGTGGAGTTATACCGGAAGTGATTTATACCGTACTATCGGGATTAGCTTAGTCAACGCACAACAAAAGAAAACAGATTTAGAAGAAGTATTGAAGGGGGCTGAATTAAACAACCTGATTAACTCTAAACTAAGTGCGCCTACGACGACCTATCCTATTTACACTAAAATAGGAACAGGATTTAGAGTGTACCCGATAGTTCCTGTTGGTTTTACTTTAGAATTGCTTTACACAAGAACACCTAAAGCTCCTAAATGGACTTATATATTAGATACAAAAGGGAATCCACTTTATAATGCAGGAGCGTCTGACAGGCAAGATGTAGAATTAGATGAAAGTATATTCCCTCTATTTATTGCTAAGGTTTTGTCCTACTGCGGTATGTCAATTAGCGCCAATGAAATAACCCAAATAGCAAACAATCAAGAAGCTGTTATTGACCAAAAACAACAATAAACTATGGCTAGTCAAAATCCTCAACAATATTATGAAGAGCCGTTAAACCACGGGAATTACGTTTATGTAAACCTTGAAGATATGGTGGGTAATTTTATTGCTAATTACACAGGCGACGGCACAATTTTAGGCAAAGCAAAAAGAAGCCAAATTATCTATCAATTTAAGCAAGGCATAAAGAAGTTCAGCATGCATGCTTTGCGTGAAGTAAAAGCGGTTGAATTAGAGCTTGGAGATACTTTAGATATTATTCTACCTCCTGATTATGTGAATTACGCTAGAATTTCATTTGTAAACCCAGATACGGGCGAACTAATGGAGTTATCGAGAAACACAAAAGTACCATTGGCTACAGCATACTTACAAGACCATGAGGCTGATTTTTTGTTTGACGACAATGGATTTGTACTTGAAGGCTCTACTTTATTGTCTTTACTTACTGACAATGTAAATCACAGGACAGTTCAGCAAAATAACTTACATGACTTTAATGATGCTGTATTAAGACCTTACGGAAACGTGTATAATGAAAAGAACTACAAACTAGATACCACTCAAAACGCTAATGGAACATTTAATATTGATACAAGATCAGGTAGAATACATTTCAGTTCTGATAACGCGAGTAGAGTGCTTATGTTGGAGTATATCTCAGATGGCTTGGAATATAGCAACGAAAGCGATATTAAGATCACTAAACTAGCTGAAATTGCATTGTACAATTATGTGAATTATAATTTAATGGTTCCTATGTCTCCTATGAAAGTTCCTATGTATGAGAAAAACGCAGCGAGAAAAGCGTGGGAAGCAGAATATAGAAATGCGAAAATAGCACTTATGGATATTAAGCTTTCAGATATTTCATTATGTCTGAATGGAAAACGCCAATGGTTTAAATAATGAAGATACAAAACACTTTTTCAAAAGGCACAATTAATAAAGATTCACAAAGTCGTTTTGTGGATTCGAATGAATTAATTGATGCCGAAAATTTCTTTGTTACTACCGTAGATGGTTCTAGTGCAGGTGTGGGTAAAAACGCTCTTGGGAATGCCTTAAAAACAGCTTACAATATAGCCGGAGGGAAGAATCACGGGCATGGAGTTGATACCAAATTAAGTTGTATCTATAATTTCCTCAAAGGGACTTCCCACGACTATATTATTGAGTACAACACCGAAACCGGAGAATCTGTCATTGTTGCCCAGAGTACTACCGGTACCCGATTGAATTTTATAACAGGACAACGTGTAATTAACGTCGATGTTATTTATAGCGGAGAACCTTATAATGCCGTAACAAAAACAGGGGGTAATTTATTAGCTTTTTCAGGGGATAGTAATCCTCCTAGAATATTAAATATTGAGCGCTTTAAAGCTCTTGTGATTGACGGTTTTGCGATTGACGGTTTTACTGATGATGAAATATCAGTAATAAAAGCACCGCCACGATTTGCTCCTACTTTGGTTTTGTCGACAACCTCTACTACACGTGAATCAACTACCGCTACAGATGTATCTTATAATTATTCATTTAGCGTTTATGGCGACGAAGCTTCTATGTACTATTTATCTTGGATAGATGCTAATGGAATCGAACAGTCTATTAGCGATTTTGTAGGCAATGGAAATCCGGCTAATATTGTAGCAAAAGAAGGGTCTGTCTCTTCAAATGGAAACATTATAATAAACCAAGGTACAATTGCAAGTTCAACAGGAACGATAACGTTAAATACTATAGAGGATAATAATTATATTAAAGACAAATTTTTATCCTTCTCATACAGATACAAATACAAAGACGGTTATTACTCTGCTTTTTCTTCCTGGAGCGAGTATGCATTTGAAGCAAAAGCCTTTAAGTTAGACTATCAAACTTTTGAGAATTTTGGTATGGAAAATAAATTTAACCTTATTACAGTTTCTTTCTCAACAGGAAATCGCGAAGTAATTGGGGTTGATTTATTATTTAAAGAGAGTAATAGTTCTATAGTTTATGTGATTGATAAATTTTCAAAATTAGATGAGAATTGGGCTGATAATACGACTCAAACATTCTCATTTAACAACAGTAAAATATACTCAGTGCTTCCGGAAGATCAGTATTTTAGAAGTTTTGATAATGTACCATTAGAAGCAGAGGCACAAACAAAAATAGGGAATCGACTTGCTTATGCTAATTATACAGAAGGTAGGGATTTGATTGATAAGTTTGGTAATAAAGTCGTAATGGATTATAGCCTTACTTTGTCTACTTCTGATATTACAAGTAATGTGGGCGTTAAAAGTTTACACAGCAATAGAGGGTATGAAATAGGAGTTATTTACTTAGACAAACATGGTAGAAAAACAACAACTTTAATTTCTCCAAC